TATGTGGGTGGTCTTCTAAAGCAACTAAATCTTTTTTCATTGCTATACTATTCCACTCCATAACATGGTGATGCAATTCATAAGGGGTATAATTTTTTGTGGCTGTATATATACAAATGACCTCATGAAGGAGGCCACAATCTAATATCTTTTTTAATTCCCAATCAATATTATCTGTATTTACATATTTAACTTGCGCAGCTCTAGCGTATGGACAGGGTATTTGCCCATAGTCTTCGTTATGTACTGAGACGAATTCTTCAATCCATTTTTTAATTTGCTCAACCATAATATAGAGTTTTGCTTATAAGAATTCGTAATAAGAATATTCAAACATTACAACTGCAGTCAAATATTCTACTTCAGTTGTGGTTATATCAAATGGTAGAGATGAAATACTTGTTGGATATGCATCCACAAATTTGATTTGTTTGGTTACGTTATTAGCAGAGTTCATTACAGTTAGAGTTAAATCCCTAACATGATTAGTCGCTGTATGAACTGATTCAACATTTAATTTCATCCAATCAAATATCTCTTTATAATTTAAAAGGTCTTCATCAATAAGATAAGATATTTCAAATGAACCAAATGTTATTTTATCTGCAGTTCTTCCTACATCAATTTGCCTAAATTGTAGAGGTGCACCTGTAGTTGTGACATCTGGTAACATCATTGTTTGAATAGTAAACTCTGCACCAGAATAAGTCTGGCTATCCAGTGTTAATACGAACGATGATGGATTTAAAAAGTTTGGCATATAACTATTTATACGTAAAAAAAACCCGCCTTGCGGCGGGTTTAGATATACTTTTTAAAGTATTATACTCCAGTAACTTTAATTTTTCTGTAGTATACGTTAGCGTTTTTACCCGCTGTAACAAATGGATTGTCAGCCATCCCGTAACGAGTTTTGAATCCGATACGTGGTTGGAAGTCATTTTCACCAATTGTTTTCATCATGCTTAATGGCACGTATGGGCAATAGAACATTCCAGCGTCATAAGGGTTTGAACCTTTATAACCAACTGTGAAATAATCTAAACCAGCATACGGGTCAATATACACCTTAGTACGACCGTGGATAGTACCAGCAAATAGAGAACCATTGACATCACTGTCAAAGTTATCGCCACCAGTAATACCTAAGCCAGTATCAAGAGCGCCAGCAGCATTTAGAGCTGCAGCAACACCGTGTGAACAAATCACCCAGTTACCCTTTCCACGACGAGTGCTAACAGCAATAACATTAGCTTCACGCTCTATTGCAGTTACCAACCCTTTGAACTTCTCAACGGACCAACGACCATCGGCATCAGTTGCAACAGCAAATGTACCAGGGGTGCCATATCCGTGAACTGAAGTCACAGCGTTAAGGTTAATTGTACGGATGATTTCACGATTCATTTCAGCAAGAATCTCAGTTGACAAAATGTTTGCCAATTCAGTTTCTGCAGAAAGACCATGTACCGCTTTAAGGTCTTGAGCTAATTCAATTGTGTATTCAGCTTTAAGAGCACGAGACTTTGCAGTCACAGTAGTCTTTTCGATTGAAAACGCCATTTGAGGAATAGCTGTACCACCAGTAGTACCCAATGCTTCCATGGCGGCTGTAGCAAGGCCTGCTCCTGGAGTGTAGTCATCTACTGCGTCAGCATCACCTGAGTCACCAGCAAACATATCAGCACTAACAGTAGCAGAAGGTGATGAACCAGCACCCATTGAGAAACTTGTATCAGCTTCGTCAAATAATGCTTCAGTACCACCTTGAGTACCATAACGGCTCTTCATAGCAAAGATAAGACCAGTAGGACCAGTCATTGGCTGTACGCCAACTAAATCAAATGCCAAAAGAGCAGGTGTAGAACGTCTAACTAAACTAATTAGGATTGGGTCCCAATTATTAACACCACTACCAGTTTTGTTGGCAGCTGCTGCTTCAGTTAGTTGGGAGCTTTCTTGTGCGAAAGCTTTTTCTTGGTTCTCAAGAATTACGGCAAGTGTTGCACGCTTGTGAGCGTCAACAATTTTACCGGCATCTTTAGAATCTAGAACAGGAGCCCATTTTTCCTGTAATTGTACTTGATTAATTTCTTCCATTTAAATTCTCCTATGGATTGATTAAGTTCGCGACATCGCGTCCAAGTATTTCTGCATTTGAGCAGAAACCTCTTGGGTTTCTTGTGAATCCTCGGTGATTGCATCAACTTCTGATGTTTCCGCCGGGGTATCTTTGTTAAGGTAAGATTCCTTAATTGTAGCTACTTTAGCTGTAAATTGCTCATTGTCATCAGCTTCAATAGCTTCTGCCAATTCAGTCAATTTCGCAGTTTCAGTTGCGGCCAAACCTTTACATGCCTCACTAATAATGTCTTGTCTTTGATAGCTCTTAACTTTCTCTGCCAATTCAATATTTCTTTCGGTTGCATCGTTTAACTGAGCTTTTGCATCCTTAGCTTCTTCAGATAGGGAATCTAAAACATCTCCCGCATCTTCAGGAACATTGATGTGATGCTCTGCAAACAACTGACCTAGTGATTGTATAAATGATTCAGTGATTTCAGACTTCAAAGAATGCTCAATAGCAACCTCATTATCCTTCATCCAATTTTCAACAACATACGTTAAGTACCCGTCTACTTTGTCAACTAAATCTTCTTTAATAGCTTCAACTTCACCAGCCAAATCGGATTCATATCTTTCTTCCAATTTTGCTGTTTCAGCATTTACTTTTGAATTTAATGCAGCTTCAAAGATAGTAGCAGCTTTCTCTTTAAAGCCTTCGGACAATGTGTCCTCGTCTTTAACTAGTGCGTCTAGGTCTTCCTTAAATTTACTGTCTTTCTTCTCAACCACATCGCCTTCGCTTCCGTCGTCAGCTTTCGCTTTCTTTTTCTTCAACGGTTTTGCTTTAGGTTCTGGTTGGTCTTCAGTTTTAAGGTCTTCCTTGCTAACTTTTTTAGCCTCTTTTTTGGATTTTTTACTTTCCTTTTTAGAGTCCTTCTTACCTTCTACTTCTACATCTCCTTCGTCTTCATCGCCTTCATCGTCCTCTTCTTCTTCCTCGTCTTCCACTTTAGCTTTCGCTTTAGCTTTTTCCGCTGCTTCAAAGATTTCGTCAAGGCCCTCTTTTGACATTTCAGCCAAAGAAGCTTGTATTGCTGATACTGTACGAGCTGCTGTTAGAGGCGCTTCTGGAATATCTAATTCCGGAGCTTCTACTTGCGTATCCTCAACAATAACCTCATCTACAGTTTCTTCAATACTCTCGTCTTTAATTTCAGACATTGTATTCTCCTTTAGAGATTATAGTTCAGAGAGGAAATGCTCAAAACCTTTAGTTTGTCTCTCTTTCGAGAAACGAACCTTGGACTCTATCACTTCTGTCTCACCTTTTTCAATTGCTTGGACTTTAATATAATGACCTGCGCCATCATCTTCCCAATTAACTCCTTCCATAATGCCATTTACAAATGCATTAGGAGCTGATGGGTCTTGTACGATATCAATAGTATTAAGCATGAAGTCATCCTTAACATAATTGGCACCATCTTTATAATCCAAACTTCCCATACCACGACTTGACACTCCAAGTTGGACGCCACCTTCAACCAAACCTTTAACAATTTGACCCATAGGGGTATCTAAAATAAGTGCTTTTCCCATCACATTATTACCATCCCAACGAAGTTCGGTAATTCTGTGAGAAACTTTATCCAAATTAATGGAAGGACTATCAGGGTGATTCAACTCACCAACTGCACGTCCTGTAATAACCATTTCGTTAACAAATCTGTCAACGGCAGTTGTCAAAACTTCCCTGGTATAAATCCTACCATTCTTGTTCTTATTCTCTGCTTGCATAAACACACCTTCTAAAAAGGTATTCTTCTTGCCACCCGTGCCTTCTTCTATAACGCACCCCAGCTGGTGGGCTGTATATTCTGTGATTAACTTCATTTATGCTCCCATTAATTTGATGAATTCTTTGACTGCCTTTTCGGCGTCTTTAACAGAACGATATTTATCTAGCTTCTGTCCATCTATATACAGATTAAATTTACTAGTAATGACCGCAGTCACGTTCTTCTTTTTTCCAAGCTTGGTTAATTGCTTGGCTACCTTTTCACCAGAGGGTAATTTTAATTTAGCTTCTATTACTTCATTAAAAGATTCTTTAAACGTCAACATCTGTTGCTTCTTCTCCTGCTACTGTCTCCGCAGCAGGTTCCTCAGCTACTGGAGTATCATTATTTGATGCTCCATACATCTTTGAAGCAACTTCTTGTTTTTGTGAATCCAACGCATTCAAAATTTTGTCATGCATAATGCTATTAAATACATTATTGCTTTTTTGCGCGTCGCCCTTCTTTATGTTATCAATTAGATTTCTTGTACTCATAATCCTTGTATAGTATTTATAATAATGTTATTTTCAGGAATAATTATATTGGTGCATTGGATAAATCTGGGTTAATATCACCAGGCTCCAGTGGGTCATCAATATTTTGCTTGTTAATATCCTTGATTTCGTCATCAGTCAACTTAAGAATATTACGGCGTACCCAGTCTTTAGACCAGAACAGACCAATATATTCGTCCAGCATCTGAATTGTTTCTATTCTTTCTTTTAAAATCTCTGAATCTTTAAGTTCAGCATAGTAGTTATCACGTGAATATTCAACGTTCATGCCTTCCCTTATATTAACCCAGTCACTTGGGACAATAATCTTTTTGAGAACTAACTGTCTTTTTAGTATCTCATAAAACATTACTGAGAATTTGTTACGAATTCGGTCTATAAACTTTTGAAATTTAAGCTCATCACGAGTAATTTCTGAGGAACGACCAACTGAAAATGCATCAGCTTCTTGTAGTCTGCTCATTGGAATGTTTAAAGCCCTGTATAATTTGTTTTGGAAGTATTGAACATCTTCAATCTCACCAAGGTTTTGTCCACCTGGAAGAGTATCAATTTCAGTTCCACGACCACCCTCTCTACGAGGTAACCAAAAGTCTTCCATAACATTGCGATGAACCTTTTCATCTTTAAGATTACCAGTGGTTGGGTCATATACTATCTTATTGCGATACCTATTCATAGTATTGTTAAGGTATTCTTCCGCCTTGCCTTTAGGTAGGTTACCAACATCTATATAAAATATACGTCTCTCAGGTGCTCTTGATATTCTATAGATGACTAAAGAGTCTTCCATCATACTAAGTTGATTTAAAGGTTTAAGAGCTTTTTGCAAATAACCAATAACCTTATTGCGTTCATCATTTAATAGACCTGAATTAACTTGAATGATAGAGTCAGTATGGATTCTTAAACCTTCTCCTTGTTGGATTAGATTCTCATCTTGATATATGTAGTATTCATCTCCCTCTTTAGTAAGTTCTGCTCCTGTCTTAGGGTCTTTAACCTTTTCAATTTCCTTAACCTTACGGATTCTAGTCGGGTCTATTTGTCTTAGCTCAATTATACCAGCATCTGTTTTGTTTTCATTAATAATAACATGAAAAAATAAACGACCATCAGTATACCAACGTCTAAATAAGTCGTATGCTGTACCTTTAAAATTAATTAGATTTAATATTCTTTGGAATTCTTCATGGATTAATTCCTTAACACTATCCTTTTGTTCAAGGTTATCCAAATTTAGATTAACAATAACCCCGCTCTCTTCTGTAATAGCTTCATTACAAATGTCTTCAATCGCCATATCTACTTCCGGGTAGGAAGATATCTGACGGTATTTCATTACTAAATCTCTGTCATTTTGGAATCTATCTCCCTGTAAGTCCATATATTGACCGAAGTATCCGCCAGTGGGAGAAATTTCATATGCACCATCCTCATTGTCTAATGCGAATGATACTGGTTTCTTTTTATCGTCTACGGCTTTTCTTTTAAAGCTAAAACCAAATAATCTATTGTTGTCTTTTGCCATTTAATATCCTTTACACTCTTTCTTAAATATTATTTATAACACTTAAGAAAGAGTGCCCGAGGGCACTCCTTAAGTTATTATGATAATTTACGTTGTCTTATTAGATTCCCAATATTGAACTTGTAATTCTACCGTGAACTCTTCAATAACATTTTCTTGGCTATAGTCAACCACAATCTCACCGAGACCTGATGGCCATGTGCCACGAATGTCATATTTTTTCTTAACTGTACCATCTTTATCCAGTTGCTCAACGATCATATCAGCCATATAAGAACTTGGTTGTGTTAACCCAGTGTTCTCTTGGTGTTGATTAATCCCGTTCATCCACTGTTCAAAAGAGTTACGTACATTAAAGTCAGTATCATTAATCACAGTTATTGACCAAGGGTCAAAAGTTCTATCACCGGCAACCTGTAAATTACGACCCCTAAAAGGAACCGGAATTGTTGCAATCGCGCCAGCTGGTAAAGTTGCTGCTTTACACATGTAAGATGCTAAAGATACATCCGCTGTAACATAGCTTGGAAAAGCCATTGTTACTTTGAATAGATTAGGTCTAGCACCGCCGCCAACTAACTTGGCTTTCATATCATCTACGCCTAAAATAGCCATCTTTAATTACCTCCTGCAATTTCACTAAACTCAACACCAGTTCGAGTGGCAATAAAGTTTAATGTGATATAGTTTATAGAACGAGCAGGTTTGATATAAATATCAGCAACAAACTTATTAGTATCAATAATGTTTCCTGTGTTATTTGTACCATCACATACTACTTTAAAGTCCGTAATACCTCTACGGCCTTTAACATCCCTTAAGAAAGGTTCAACCATATTACGGAATTGAGCCCTCGTAAATTCATCATTAAATTCAAATAATGATGCTTTAGATGCTACGCTTATAGCCTCTTCCAATACAATAAACAATCTACGAACGTTAATTCTATCAAACGCTGATGGTTTAATTTGTAAAGTTTTATCACCAAATAGAACCGTACCTGCACCAGGGAATGTTACAATTGGGTTAATACCCTTTTTATATAACGAATCTCTTGCTGCTTGGTCAGGATTAAACGCTAGTTTAGTAACATTTCTTAAGTTACCACGTGTAAATCCAGCCGGTGAGAACCATGCATCTGCGACTAGGTCGGCATTTGCTGTTAGTCCTGCACAGGTTCCTGCGCCACCAATCCAACGATGTGTATCGTTGTATTTGTCATATACATATAATCGACCTGAGTCCATAAATCCATAAGACGATGATGTAACAGTATCTCTGTTTGTTGATATATTGGTAAATGTAGTTGATGCAGAAGTAACATATTCTGCGCCACAAGGTGAAACAAATACCACCACATCTTTTCTTGCATCCGCAATGGATATTAGATTATTAGTAATTGTCAGGTTATCAGCCCTTGCAAGTGAAGTGTTAGCTTGAAAAATCAAGTCAACATCTACAGTTTCTTTGTCGCTAAACAAATTATAAGCTGTGTTTGCTTCTCCTGCTGTCAATACATTATCATCGATACCACCAGTTAATGCTGCAAACGCATGGTTAACTCGCGTAAATGCATTACTTGTGGCTGATTCACCAGCATCTGTTAAAGCTGCTGGATGATTTCCGATATATACCCATTCAGAATTGTTGTTAATGACGTCTTTATAGTATAAAGAGCCGCCATCTGACCCTTTCACATCGCTTGCCTGACTTAAAAAAGTCCAATATTCAAGTATGCTATTAGCCGTACCTGTAATTGTACCATTTTTATCATAAACTAAGACATGAATTTCATCATTTGAGCCTCCTACCGCTTGAGCTCCCGCTGATGTACCTGGTGCACTTTCCACATTATCTGTCCACCAAGTCGATCCAACAAAACTTGTTGGGTCTGTTGCGTATGCTACTCCGATACCATTGCCTGTAACTCCTGGCCATCTTGCTTGTGCCCAGTCTCCAGCCGCAGGTGTTTGTGTATCGAATATTTCTTTGTTTTTTGTTAGAATACCAGTACCAGATGCCGTAGCATTTCGTGCTGCTGTTCCAACAGCTCTGACAACGCGTAAAGCACTGCCATAGCTTAAAAATTGGGCAGCTTGAAGAGTAGACTCGAAAGTCTCCGCTCCTGGCTTTCCAAATTTGTCGATTAACTCCGTTTCGCTACTCACGGTAGTGATTACATCACATGGACCCCAAGCAAAACTTCCTGCTATGGCTCCCACAGTTGATGATG